GGTCTCTAAGCTCATTAAGGGATTACTAACCTAACATTAAAATTAGCCATATAATCATAGCGGGTGCTTTAGAAGTTTTTGAATTTTTGAATTGTTGAGGATAACTATGATTCCAGCATATAGATCAGACGATAATGAATATGAGGTGATTAAAGGTAAGCTTCTTGGCTGTGGTCATGCAAGATGTGTATTTGAGATCATGGGGAGTAGTGATTTTGTACTAAAAGAAGCCAAGCCGGGAATGTATAGCCATAATGAAAATGAAGCAAAGTTTTATTCTATGAGCGTCGAAGGTAATTACACAATGGTGACAGCTTGCATTGCCGAAGTTCGGAGCATTAGCAAATCAGGTAAGTTTCTGGTTATGGAAAGATTATGTATGGAGCTGGATCCCAGCTTGAAATCAAAAGCTAAAGTTCCAGTTGAGATAAACGATCCGCATGCCGGAAACTACGGAATGACGCCTGACGGAAAAAGCATTAAATGTATTGACTATGGTTCTTGCATAATGGATGGAATTTCTGGATATTTGAATCTTGTACCTTTTCAGTCAGAACAGAGCATTAATGAAATGAGCAAATTAAATAACGATATAAAAAAATTATGGGAATAGAGTCTAGTATTCATTGCATCTTCAGCGGATATTAAGCCCCTACCTGTAATTAATGTTTTTTGAATTAAGAGGCTGCAGCGAGCCACTGAACTGCTCAGTTGATTATAATTGTTTAGTAGTGTCCACTTCTGGCACAGAGTAAACGGATATGCAGCAGGTCTATGTCCGCTATGAGCGCAAAGAAGACGTTAAAAATATCACCCAGATGATTATTAGGCAGTAATCACTGCATGGCGCTTTGGTCTGTTCCCGTCGAAGCAGCAATAATCTGATACTTAAATTAAACATGTTTTCCAAGCAGTTGGAGTTTTTTTAACACGAGAATGTGGTCTGAATTTTGATGTGGTTTGACGCTAAAAAAGCTGAGCTAGAAGCATTCTTCAGGTTCATGATAAATCAATCCGAATCTGAATATGATAAGAATTTTTCAGTCTGATAACTTTAACGTAGGTAAAAAATAATCGAATCGTAATGAGGGGCTGATGATAGCTTTTTTCTATGGCTTATTCAGGGCATAGAGGATATTGTTGAAATGATCAATATCATGACATAACAAGAGGATAAACATGAACATCATTAACTCACCACAGCAACATCTTCTGGACCAACTTCAGAAGCAGATGAAAGATGAAAACCAGAGAAATTCCCCTGAAGGCATTGGGATTATGGATCTGGGCAGCGATGTTGATTGCTGGCACTGTATGGCAATTGAGGGCGAGGAGCCGCTTGGCGCCGCCACTGTACATCTAGGAAACGAACTATACAAACTTTATGTGGCACCGCAGCATAGGACCAAACATATTGCTGAAAAGCTGGTTAACCACGTAATGGCTTCTTTAAAAGAGAACGGCGAAACGGAAATGTTCATCGAAATGACCAGCAAATCTCTCCCTTTTTGGGCAAAATTTGTTGAGAAGAATCAGTTAGAGTACGATCCCATTCCCGAACAGCTTAAGGCGTTCATAAAGCTTAAATAAAGTACCCTGGCAGGTTACACGTCACTCATAAAATGGTTCAGGCAGCTGTGTTAATGAAGGGGGCGTTCGGCCCCCTTCGTATTTTTCCATTACTATCAGCCAGTGATTTTTTATGTTTGCAAAGTCTGAACACAGCCTGAGCGTTATTGCAGTTTTCATCATCGCGAACGTCATTTAACACAACTTCAGGATGCTGTTGGGGCTGGTGCTGTACAAGGATGCTCCTGTTTTCAGATCACTATATTTCCTTCAAGGAAGAAGCCTGTATAACGGGCCACTCATGGTCGCAGTTCTTCAGACATGAGCCGTGGAGTTGTGATTAACGCTCTCCAAATGCAGGTAATGTCCGCTTCTGGCACAAAGCAGACATTGATAATTTTTTATGATGGAAATTGTAACTGAATGCCCGTCACGATGTGACGTTTTGAGTTTGCCACACAACTGATAGCGCAATGCTTTCAGCCAGGTCTGGTCGCCATTCCGATAGCTCGACAACCATTCTGGCTATTGCGTCCTGAGAAACCGCCTGCCCTGTAGCTATAAGTTGCCAGACAGCCTCACCCATTGCCCTGCATACTGCGTCATAGGCCTGGGCCTCGAATTCCTGTTCCATAGTGCCTCCTGATGTGTGAGGCGTCATTTTAAATCCGTCGGCCTAAAAATACAGACCAGTGGCTCAGGTATGCGAGACGCATTCCATAAATATTATTTTAAACACAAAAAACCCGACATTAGCCGGGCTGGTGTTGGCATTTCAAAAGTAAAACCAATATTTTTTATAAATTTTCAATGCGAAAATTATTATTATCACCCACGCTATCACACATCCAGATAATATTAACGTCCACGCTGTTCTCCTATTCATGTATTAGACTCCCTCTAACCATGATCAAAATATACTCAGTTTTACAATGGCCCTAACTGGTTATACCGATCAATTTTCAAAGATTGATCGGTTATACAGATCGATTGCAGTAACCTAATGAATTAATTAACTTTATACAAAATCTTTGAAGTCATGGTCTTTTCACTGATCAGCAGAATCACTTCCAAGATCGTTCTCAATCAACTCCGTAATCTCTGTCTGTGAATCAAACCAATCCTTAAGTGCGCTTTCAGCCTGGTCAAGCGGGTTCCCTTCGCCGCTGTACTTAAATATGAAACGAAATCGTTCGCTTGAGTAGGTTTCTCCGATTCGGACAGTGAACACGCCCGTCGCCAATCTCCCGTCAAAATTATCAATTCGTTCGATGGTGTATGTTATTTCGGTAGTTGCCAACATACCCTCAACACTTACACCAAAATTTTCATAATTCGTCGTTGTCTGAATTTCCTGTTTTACGGTAATGCTCATTTATGCAGACCCTATAATATAAGTTGATGGGTTTTGCTGTGGTCGCCAGTAGGTTCCGTCACTGTGTACGACCTGTGTTTTATAAACGACGTTATCCGCGCCGATAAACGCTCTGCAGATACAAATTGACCACCAGTTACTGGCAGCATCTGGAAGATCTTCGAAGTAATAGACAGGAAGTTTCCATGCACCTCCTGACATTAAAGGCAAGCTCTTTATCTTGTCGTTTACGCCCAGCTTGAGCACGTCAAGTTCTCCGACCGTATCAGCAGCTGAATAGAGATAGAGCAGATTGTTTTCGCCATCAGCGATCAGACCTGCGCTTGTAGTACCCATACTGCATGTCGATACAGCATCCTGCGTTGTCAGTTCGGAAATATCCGCTACTGTTGACATATCCCACTGTATGTAAGTGGGCGTACCGGTGTCTTTTCTCAAAAGGCCGTTTGTTTCTACAAAGAAACCTACACGAGAATACGCCGGAATTTTTACGTAAATGTGAGTGTCACGTTCATAGGGTTGTGTATAAACAACGTCGAGAATGCACCCGTTGCGGGGTGAGTGCCAGGAAACGGTTGAAGCTGTTGACCCCCTGTTCTGAATGGAAATCACCGCACTACCGTCTATACCTGCCAGCGCTGAAGCTGTACTGTAGCCTGTCCTGCCACTGACCCTAACATTCATCGTTTGAGCCAGCGTGGGCAGGAAAAAATGTCCCACGTATACCCATATGGCTGCAGAAGTTATATTGGATACATATTTCTGAGTGGCATTAAAGTCAAAACGAACCGGCGAGTTTAAATATAATCCGTGTGTGTTCCATTCTCCAAAGCCCTTTTCATAGGTGGATACTGACCGGGAAGTATATTCTCCAGTGTCGTAAGCGACCGTCATTTGCGTGTCAACATCAATCCCTTTCCCAGTAGGGTTACTGAAAAGGTAATTCATGAAGCGGCTCTGAGACATATAAAGGGGATTGGTGTTGGTCTCCATCGAAAGCGAATGAATATTCCATTGCCCCAGGGTGAGATTACCCGGATACGTGCAGTGTTCTATCCAGCCATTCCATATCAGAGACTGACCGCAGTTAGGTATGAATAATGCCCCCTGCTGGCTTTCCTCACATAGATGGTGCTGGATGTTAAAATTCGTTAGTTCAATTGCTGTGGAGTGATTCCAGCCACCCGAAGTTGTTCCCGAAGCCAGAACCCTGAAGATATTGTCATAGGTGTAGCTCGTATAAAACTGGTCAAATTTCGCATCCAGCGTGTCCATTAACTGAAATAACCGCCCCCCAACATAGGATGCTCTAAAATTTGAGACGCGAATATACTGCCCTGCGGGGCAGATATTTTTGAAAAAACTCCTGGCTTTGTCGTCAACATCATACTGGCCATAAACTTCGAGATTGACGATTTCTACGCGACGCGACTGTACTGAAAATGCAATCGAGCCGGCATCACCAATAAAAATCAGTTTTGTCGGGTTATTGTACCCATAAAACTGACCACCAGCCCCTGCGAGCCTGAACAGACTGCGGTATGTGTCGCTCGTGTCCCATGATGAAACAGCAAAATCGCCGCCAGGGAACTGGACACCAATGAGGCTGCAATTATCGGCCTGTGATTGGCTCCATGAGTCCATCATTCTGATCGCATCGATACAATCAGTTTTTCCATCCGGTATTGCGCCAAAATGCTCAATGTGCAAATCACTCGGGTCACAATCGCGCCGCCAGCGCTTACCGCCATTGGTAACAATGATGTATCCACCATCGTCTGCAGACGTAATGTCGTCCTCCCAATAAATGAATGTCCCCCCGCCTCTTCCAGTGCGAATTGCATATTCGCGCACAAAAATACGCTGTCCATCCACCTCTGGCTCTATCGAACGCAGCGTGTAAATGTCGGGACATTGCCCAACCTGTTTCAGCCCATCCTCAGCAGCGAGTTCCTGACGCAATGCAGCATCACCAATCGCTACCAGATGCGCTGAGTCTGCCTCCCATGAGGTTGAATCGTTACCAGTAGTCGCCCATGGAATATCTGTAGAGGCGGTTAGTTTATAAAACTCGCCCTGGTACCGAATGATCTGGTTGTATTCATTAATCGTGAGCGGTCCATTCTCATAGTCACCGACAACTGAATACCCAGAGTTCTGAATAAAAACGTTGAACCGGTCGGCCTGATTATGCAGCTGAACAACAAACCGGTGCTCCTGGTCTTCCATCTGGCTCTGGAAATCGGTTTCCATTCCCCACCAGGTTTTACGCAGCACACCAAACCGATCAGCCCACTCGACCCGATCTAAATCATTAACAAAGTGGTCGAGATTCTGCGCGTTGTCATATAAGTCTTTCGCCGCGGAAGAACCCAGCGGATTACGTGTGTTGTAGGTCGTCATTTTTGCCTCAAAAAAAACCCGCCTAAGCGGGTTTAATTAGGAAACGTCGCCGGGATAGCTGGCGTCGTCATACTGATATTTGAGTGGTGTATATTGCGTCGCGGTGATTTCGCAGGTGCCGTCAGACGAGGGGGTTATTTCTTTCAGAAGCGCGTCATATCCAACCCGCTGGGAACTGCAGAAAATCAGCCGGGGCGGTTCGACGGCCGGATCGTCCATAATCCATTCATCGAATGCCAGCGCAGCTGTAAGCGGAACGCTCAGACTGAACTCATCAATAAATGTTGGTTTAATGAGGACCGTTGCAGTCCCCTCCTGCAGCCGTATAAGGCACACGGGATTAGTGAAATTCCAGTCTGGAGGCTCACTTAGCGTTAGCGACAGGGTTTTACCATCTGACGTGGCCGCAACTATCAAACAACTTATAGTGTCATGACCCGGTATATCGTCTGCGAGAACAACGCGGTCCATGTACTCATAACAGAGGCCGTCCATTTCAGTGGAGACGTTGTGAGTCAGTTTTTCATACCGATAGCCCATTAAACGGCGCATGCCGATACGATATGCCCGATCCTTATCCAGTACGCCGTCGAGTTTGTAGTTCTCGATTTTTAATGGCGTCGGCCTGTCAGGTAACCGGCACTGTATGGTTTCCTCTGACCACGTATCACCATTGATGTAGGTAACGTCAACACCATCATAATCATCCTGTGATGGCAGAGTGAACGTGGTTTTTAGTTCCTCGGTAGTTTCCTGCGGTGTTATCGCTCCGGTCCAGGTTTTCACTCCTTCACGCCCTGCCGATGCCAGTCCATCAGACAGCAGAAAATAGCTCATCCCTGCATTCGTTATCGCTTGAAGAATATCAAGCGCAGAAGTGCTATCAGAGTCTGCACTGAAATCGAAATATTCATGGCGTGGGGTCCAGTAGGTTTGTTCGAGGGAGTTTATGGTGGTTTCATCGGCAGCCATACTCAGGCTATCCAATACATGAAACAATGCTCCTGAAACGGTTCTGGCTGTTCCCCTATCGTATTGACGTGTTACCACAGCATTTATGCGACGATCCGACTGAGCAGCTAATTTACCGCCTGTTTCGACACTAACAGCCATTGTAGTGACGCCTTTATAGCTTGCTGGGCGCGCCGGTAGGCGCGCTCTCAAAGCCTGCCAGTATGCGCTATCGCGGCAGTTTTTCTCGCCCTGCTCGTTGGTTCGGCGGCAACGGACCTCTACCAGCCCAGATTTGCTGGTTGTGATTCTCTCGGTGTAGCCCAGTCCGTTTATAGATTTGTTTTTGTAGCTGAATTTTTTGGAGGTCCAGCCCTCCCCGGAACCATAGACTCGATATTGAAGTTCCAGTTTGACGGTGCGATCCTTTTTCTTTCCGTTATCTTTAAATCCACAAATTCCAGACGGAAAAGAAAAATTTACCTCAAAACAGTTGGTGGTTTCATTCTCAGGACAGGCAAGAAATGGCCCCAGCCATTTCTCATTGTCATTGATGCCCGTAGCCTGAAAATCGAGAGAAGTGCGGGCGCTGAATCCGGGCCATGTTCCGTCCTGAACTCCATTAATCAGCCGTGCCACTGTCACCGATGCACCATCAGTACTGAGCAGTCGATAATTGCTCCCGGAATGACTCAGGGAAATTCGTTGCATACCCTCCGGGATGCCTGAGAACGCTGCGCCATTGCTGCCCTCATAAGCCAGTGTTACCGACGCCTGCGTTTCCTCAGATGCTGGCGTGTAGCTGGCAATCAGCAGAGAATAGGTGATGCTGTTATAAACCAGAGAAACAGGCATGCCGACATAGGGGGCCAGTTCACTAAGACTGGCGCCACTAATCTGGCTGTAAAGCCCGCTGGTTGTGACATTGAATGAGTCAGGCACAATGAGCGTTACAGAAGCGCCCACAATCCAGCTTTCAGGCAGTTTATTGTCATTGGACGTCGAGCCGCCGTCATCGTCTGTGACGAGGTTATTGAACGTTAGTGAGGCACCTGCGACCGTAATTGAGTCAGCCAAAATGTCATCGGTTTCAGGCGCTGTAGTACCCATATCAAGGCCGCTGCCGCTCGAAGTCCCCCCAACCTCAGTTGAGATAAACCAGTTCTCAGTCCTTTCATCACTGCCAACATTTGATCCTGGAGGAAAAACCGAATAACTAAATCCATCCCCCAGCGATGTGACCGGTGTGGAGCCCACCCTGAGATCACCCTCGGAGAAAGAAAAATTTCCGACTCCAAGGCAAACAAAAAGGCTTACGACATATTTTTCAGGATCATTTGAGTCAAAACGGCCGACTGGTGACACAACGTAATCCGGGTAGATTTGATGCTTGCCAAAAACCTCCCTGATTGGGTCACCCAGCGCGGGACTGTTCGCCTTAGGGGGATTTAGATCCAGTGAAGAGCCAGAACCTACAGACTGATAAGAGCTATCCATTCCTCTGGCAGAGAAAATTGCATATGCCGCAGATGCGACTGCCATTGCGACCGCAACCCAGGCAAGTGCTACAGCACCACGCGGCACAGGATAAATTCTGACGTCATCAGAAGGCCTGAGAATATCTATGTTCCATTTTTCAGGAAAAAGACGCCGGCCATTAATTTCGACTGTCACCGGCTGTTCCCGATCGATGCTGTAGCCGCTGACGTTAGCGGTCATCCACTCATGCAGCGTCATAGCAGCGTGACAATGTGTCTCCAGAGGCTCACCAGGCAAACGAGAAGGATAAATGCGGATCGTCATAGCCAGTATTCCACTCTTACAAATCGCCGTTTAAATCGGGCTAATGGCATGAAAGTTACATTAAGTTTAGGGTTACACTCGGCGACAAATAGCATGCCGTCGATACTGACGATGATCGCCACATGCGTCACCAGACTGCCGGTGTAACATGCCACTCCTGCGCCAACCTGAGGCTCACAGCGCATGAGTGTTTTCATCAGCTTCCGTGCCTCTCGGTTTAGGCCGTCATCGTTTTTTGTGACACCGGCAAATTCAGGCCAGGCGGGTAAATTCATGTCGCGACGTATTTCGTTAATTAGCCCAAAACAGTCAATTTCGGGAAAAGTGCGCCCGCCCTCCAGCCATACAGCTGAAAGGTATTTTTCAGGATTGAACAAAATAAAACCTTTTTGGAAGAATCAGGAAATGTAGCGCAGTCCCGGAAACTCCGGGAGCGTGTAACGCCAGCGCGGCCAGGCTGTATCCAGTACGTTCATATAACCGGCAGTGAACTGAACCTCAACCGCCGTCCAGTAACCAGATTTGATAGTG